AATGCATAGAGGTGAACAATGGGAGTAGTAAAAAAATATCAAGACCCTTCTGGTGGTCTTAACGCTGCTGGTAGAGCACATTTTAAGCGTACAACAGGCGCAAATTTAAAACCGCCAGCTCCACACCCAACAACTAAGGCAGACGCAGGACGTCGTGCCTCTTTTTGTGCCAGAATGTCCGGCATGAAAGCCAAACGAACCTCGTCAAAAACAGCTAATGATCCAAATAGCAGGATTAATAAATCTTTGAGGGCATGGAACTGCAAATGAAATCATCAATGATGTCACACTTAATGGGCATGAGTAAAGCTATGCAAAAAACGGAAAAACGTGAGTATAGCAAAAAAGGACTTTCTCCTCGTGCGCAAGCTCAACACGAACGTGCTGAATATGGTCCGGGTGGAGAAGATAAGCATCCCGGATTTAAAGCTGTTCAATCTAAGATTGCTTCAAAACAGGGGATTAGTAATCGCGCAGCGGGTGCAATATTAGCAGCATCATCGCGTAAAGCCTCTGCTAGTGCAAAACGACGTAATCCTAACTTACGTCGCGTGAAATAAGGAGAACCGTTATGCCTCAGAATTTAGATAATCGTAATCCAGTCCCTAAATATAATAGCAGAGCATCGTTTGATGCATTGGCAAAAAAGAATAATGGGAAACAAAAAGGTGGTTCATTTGTACATCCCGGAACACAAGATTTAGGTTCATGGAGTGGACAAGTTGATCGTGAGCGTGGAGGAGATGGACGATTAGCTGATAGTCGTACACAAACACGTCATATGGCAGAAGATACCGCAAAAATGCGAGCAAAATTAAGTGCAAGAAAACAGTCCGCAACAAGAGGTAAAGCTGCAAGTGGAATGCTTGCTATGATGATGGCTAGTCAAGCAATAGCGAACAGGCGAGCAGGAAAATAAGGAGAACAATTATGCCACGTAAACGTGATGTAGGTATGGCTGGATCGTCAGATTACGCAACAGAATATTACACAACTGATGCTCAGGGTAACCCCGTGCGTAATGCTCGCACAATGCGACTTCAAGGTATGGATCCTGTAAAGAGAATTAATGATTCTCGACGCCAAGAAGAACGCATGACGATGATGTTGGATAATGGCGTTCTTCCGAGTATGCGAGATCGTGCACGTGCTAAAGCAGTTGGTGCGTCAATGAATGAACGTCGTGGATTCTATAGCGAAAGTAAATATCAAGATGCTTTAGAACGTGCTGATAATAAACGCCACGAGATTGCGATGGATCGTGGTCAGCGACAAAACGACATCATTGGGCAACAAGCACGGCAGCATTATGTTCGTCAGCAAGTTGGAAAGAATGATTTTAATTCACCAAATGCAAGAACGACGCCGACATTATCCAAAATGGTAAAAGCTGGCAACAAAAAGAAGTAGTAACGATGGAAGAAGAATTTCGTTTTATATCTCCATCTGGGCGACCGCAAAAAATATCTGTGCAAACACAAGCACATATTGACAAATGGCGGGCGCATGGCATAGAACCTCCTCCCGTACGGCCTAATGAAACGCAGCAAGGTTATATGTTGCGTATTGCGAATCAATTAGAAAACCGTAAACGTGGTTATTATGGTGGCGAAGAACAACAAACATACGGTCGAATAGACCCACGTGATAATGCACCGAGATCTAAGCAAGCTATCAAAAACGATGCTCGTGGACGTTCTGTAGGTCACAATATGGTTCAACTGCGTGGCAGGGGTTCCAGACCAGCAAGCGGAATGCTTGCACTCATGATTGGCAGTCAAGCAATAGCTGCCAGACGTGCTAATAAATAGGAGGTGCCACTATGCCACAAACAGTTGCATCGGGCGCAGATGACGCAAACAAAAAGAAAATGTCGCAAGCAAAAGCGGCAAATACACGCGAAGTAACCGCTGGAAAACGTGAGGCAACACCTCCATCAAAACCAGCAACGGAAAAACGTTACAAACCTAACGGAATACCAGTACAGCCGTATCCAATTGGTGCATTGCATCGAACTGACGCTAGATCCGAAACAAGTCAACCGGGATCAGCACTAGGTAAGGGGTACAGTATTACAGACGGTTTACCACGGGCAAAAGAAAAAGAAGCGCCACTACCTAAGCCAATGGGGCAACGCGCTGCTGGATACAAACGTCCTGATCTCCAGTCACCTGTAAAGGCGTCTGGAAGTTATGACAAGACAGCAAAACCGTATCACCGTGAACGATATGGTGAACGTGAAGTTAATGGACGCACACAAACTGCAGGTGGTTTAGCAGTGCAAAAAGCTGGCATTAACGCTGCTCGTAAAGCACAAGCTGCAGAAAAAGCAGCTGCTGCCGCAGGTCGTCCATTAACAGAGCCATTTCGTCAAGTTTTAAAGCAAGATATTCAAGCTGGGCGTTTTACTAGACAACGTGGTGACGAAATATCAGGCCGACAAGCAAATGCGCGTCAATTAGCACAATCCCAAGAAATGCGCGACATGATGGCTCGACGTCGCGCAAACGCAGCAGCAGCTGCACAACAAGCACGTATAAATGCAGAAAAAAATTCTCCGCAAGCTCGTGCAAAAGCTGTTGTCAGTCAAGCTGTTAACCGTGGTAAAAATGCAGCAAATACTGTGGCACGACAAGGTAAAGCTGCAGCTAAAAGTCCAGTTGCGCGATTTGGTGCTGGATTTGCACTTGGTGTTGGAGCAATGGCAGCACGTCGTGCTCGCGATGTTGGAGATGCAGAATACAATGGATTTCAAAAGGGAAAAGTTGCAGGACGACAAACAACGTCTACTGGAGCTTCAACCAATGTTCCTCGTGGCAAAGCAACAACTCCAGCTGTTAATAGGCCATTAGGAAAAGCATCAACTGGTCCGCGAACCGAAGTAAAGCGATCCAATGGTTCATACGTATCACCAATGCGTAAGAAGTTAATGGGTAGATAGGTACAAATATGGCATCTGCGTTAATGAACATGATGATGGATGAGGAAAAGAAAAAGGCTGCGCCTACATCTTCTCCTGCACCTGCGCAAGCAGGACAAACACAAGGTGGTACGTTACCGCAGATGCCACCTCCTCCTGTACCGGGAACACCAGCGCAAGCTAGTAATGCCGGACAGGGGCCAGTGCAACCTGATGCTGAACCAACAGCACCAACAGCACAAGACCCTATGGCATTATTAGCGTTGGGGCAGGGGCCAATTAATCCAGAACGCGCACCGCGTGGAAGAGCAATGCCACCTAGAGGGCGATCTTTACCACCTCGTGCATCAGCTTCTACTGCAACTCCAACTCCGGTTTCTATACCTCCTGTGGCAACTGGATCTTATTCGGATCCTCGTAATATGTCAGATGCTGCTGGCGATCTAGATATTCCAACTAATTTAACGCCAGAAGAATATCGAGCACGTATTGCAGCTCAACCATCAGATGCAGGTGTTCCATTAGAAAAAGAACGCCCGATGCCAAAACCACGTAATTTGCGTGGAGTGATAAATCCAAATGCACCAAGCACACCAGTTAGGCCAGAAGACTTTACAAGTGATTATCAGTTAAACCAAGGATTTAGTTCTACAGAACAATCTAAAGAACCAAGTAGAGCATCTACACTGTTAGGTAAATTTAATCCAGTTGACCCAATTTTTGCTGATCAAAATGAAAATCAAGTAAATCGATCATTAGAAATTGCAGATCGTGTAATTGCAGCTGCAACAGGAAAGTTCTCTGGTGTTAATCCATTAGCACCACTTAAGCAAATTTACACATCTATAACACGAGAAATTAATGCATTACGACAACAGCAAAATGCATTAGTTCGCGGTGATGTAAACGCTGTAATGGAAACATTACCATTAATTGAAAGTGATCCCGTTGCACAAGCGTTGCGAGGTACGACTGGCGCAACAATGGATGTAGTTGGAGAACAATTAAAAGCTCAAGGCAAAAACATTAAAGGCATCAGTGGCTATGTTAGGTCGGAATATGATCGTTTAACTAGCCAGATTGAAGACATAACAAATTCAACAGCGTTTAAAGCACTTGAAAATACTATTCAACTTGCTGAAGAGTCAACTGGCAGTAACCAGCAAAAGGTTGCTCGTGGTGGACTAGCATTTATGTTGGGCGTTAGGTCTGGTGATGGATCTTTGCAACAGCAGCAAGCACAACGCTATTTTTCAAATCAGCGTATGGCTGGTGTTGGAATGCCTATTAAAGTGCAAACTGATATCGATTTTGAAGACATGCTTGGCAGTACGCCGGGTTTTGAAAAATACTTTAAACGTGGAAATGATGCTGGAGTTGCAAAACAGGCTGAACGTTTGCAAGCACGTGATTTTGCTGCAGGTGAATTAATTAAAACTAGTGGTGCTGCAGTCATGAAAGATTTGCAATCCGGCAAAAATTTAGCACCTGCTGTGTCAGCAAAAAATACTTTAACCATGCGGTTTTTAGAACCATTAATGTCTAGTGGTGATTTATCAACTACATCAGCTCCGTGGATTAGGCATATGCAGAGGAATATTGCTAGTCTTATTCCAGTAGCAGATGACAATATTGGGACAATTGTTAATATGGCACCCGGCGTTGCGCGTGACGCAATGATGAAAACTTTAGCTGCTAGTTATTCTGGAAAAAGTTTTATAACCAACCTGTTTGACTTTAATTACAAAGGACGTGAAACAGAATTTGCTGCAGCAAGTAACATTATAGATAGTCGTTTGACTGCCAATGACCCTCAAGGAGCTGCACGTGCATTAGCACCATATGCTAGTGATGATCAGTTACGATTAATTTTTGGCCCTGAAAACACATCTGACGTCGGTATATATGGAGAACAATCTAGTACATTTAAAGATCCGTATACAGCTCCTATTTATGAAATGACAGGTTTTGGCGGTGCTCGTCGTCAGCGCATTGAGGCCTACCGCGCACGACAAATTAAAACGCTGTATGCAACAAAAAGACAACAAGAATCTAACAGTGGTTTGTCGTCGGGTCGCCCTGTAATTGCTGGACTAGCAGGATTACACGGAATCAATCCATCATTGCTTGGATTGCCTATGAGTGCGGAAGATGTTAAATCAACGTACAACGCGTTTGTAAATGCACCAGAAGATTTGCGTTTAGGAGAAGCTCAACGATATTCAGATGACCTAATTCATTTTATTACGCCAAATGTTGACGACAAAATGAATTTTGTGCCTGACGATTCATGGGATGAGTCTGTTAGGTCATTGGATGTAGCAATACATGAACTAAAGAAAAATATAGACTCAGGTGTTGTGTCAAATGACAATATTGAAAATGCTAAATTACTTTTAACAACGCTGACAGATGCTAGGGATACCGCACGTGCAGAACTTGAATCTGGAATTGAAGTTGGCACAAACAGAGGAATATTATTCCGAAGCAAGGGTGGTGAAGTAGATTACGGTCAACCAATCAAAGCACTTACAGGTCAGGGTCGTACAGCACAGGCTGTAGATATGATCGGTGCGTGGGTTGCTGGTAAATCTGGTGTGGATATTCCACATTATTTTTCTGCGCAAAATCGATCTGTTGTGCAACGTGGAAGTCGTATAGTTGGATTTGCGGAAGACGTAGATGGAAATCCAATTCGATCAAAGCCAATTTATGTACAAAAAAATGGTGTAGTTACAACTCCTGTTTTTCAAAAAGATGAGGCCGGATCATGGGTTCCAGTAACAGATGTTGCTGGAAGAGCAGTAACACGACGTAAATCCATTAGTGCTCAAGTTGTTGCAGAACAAGGTGCGCTTCAATCGGCAAATGCGGACACAACGTCTATTGGTGTAGATGACAATTACGTGCGATTACAGATGAATGGGTTTGCACGTGACATTATGGGATTAATTAAAGATGCTCCAGACATGGATGAACGCGGGTCATCATTTTCAGAAATTACGGGTATTCCAGTTGAAGAAAATGGCAGATTTACATTTGCTGATTTTGAACGTTATCTCACAACAATGACGCCATATAAAGGCAAACAATTATTAGGGTGGCTTAATACATACTCATCTAACGCTGCTACCGCTCCATCACCACGAGTTGCATGGGCAATGAATGCGTCGTCATCTCGTGGTAGAGCCACTGGCATTGAAGACAGAGCAATTACAAATGTAGAACGAAGTGAGGTAGAAAATGTAAAGGGATTAATCTACAAAGACTTTGATACAACTTGGCATGGTGTCACAGCAACTGGACGAGCAATAATCAATGACATGGAAGCAAAAAATGCAATATTAGATCCAGAAGCTGATTTAACGGCAACAAAAAATATTGTTACAAAGCAGATATTAAAACAATACCCATACATAGATGAATCTACGCCTGAAGGACAAATTGTTTTACGCAATCTTGACCAGTGGCTAGATGCGTATATACGCGACGATATGGAAACACAGGTTACTATACACAAGCAAGCCAAGGCTAATATTTCTGCATACGCTAAAGAAGCTGCACCAGATATAGCTGAAGAAAATATTAGACAAAACATTAAACGAGGTAATGCTGCAACAATTACCCCAGAGGAGAAAAAGGCTAAAGATGAAGCTAGGCGTAAAGCAGCCATTGAGGCAAATGCGGCACGTCAAGCAGAAGCTAAAGCAAAACGAGATGCATCAGCTAGAGCATATTTTGTTGCATATGTTAAAGGTAAAGGATGGGTTGATTTTTCAGGACCAAGATCAGCTATACGCGCTCTTCAAAATTCCAAAGATTTTGAAAACGTTCCGGACAGTATTACACAAAAACCTGCTAGGTCAAGTGATGTACAAAGAGTACAACGTGCAAGTGGTGTAGTTAAAGTTGCTGGTGGAACTAAAATTAATCAACCAAGCAAAGCACCTACGAGTCGTACTGTAAGTTCAGAACATAGCACATTACTTCCAAGGCCACCAGCTTTAAGACCACAACAACCAGAACCACCAACGCCAGCAGCACAAGCACCAAAACCTCGCAAGGGTTCAGCTGCAGCTAGACGACTTGGAGGTGCTGGATTAGGCGTACTAGGATTCTATGGAATTACTCAACGTCGTGGAGGACAATAATGCCAGATAGAAAATTAACGCCTCAAGAAATACAACAGCAAATGACTGCAGGTACACGCAGGGCACGTGCTTACGAACGTATTCAACGCGACCCTGTTACCTCGCTTGTAGAAGGTGCAAAAGCTTTTGGTAATTCGCCAGCGGCATACGTAGTTAATCCGGCAGTTCAAGAGACAATGGGGCGAAGTAAACATGCTGGCGTTAGAGGTGCCGGACGTGTTGTTGGTGAAGCGCCTCTATATATTGATCAAATAATTCCATTGCTTAGATTAATGGATAAAGATGTAGATGAAAAAGACCGAGCAATAGCTTTGGGGCATGCCACTGCATTATTAGGAACTAATGCATTAAAAGATTATTTAATTGCAAGGGGATCTAAAGGCGGAAAGATGTCGGGTGGCGTCAACGCAATTACCGATAATTTAAATCCTGTAATTTCGTCATTAGTTGGTAAGTATTACACAAAGCCGTATGAAGCACTTGGAAATGTCAGTCTAGCAGAAATAATGTATCAAGCAGGAAAAATATTACCACCAACATTTCTTGGACTACCTTCAATACCACAATTAATGGAAATGGGTGCACAACATAATATTGCACGTACACCTTTTGTAAAAGGTTTAAAAACACAAACAGATAGAATAGATGATACGTTAACTGAAGATGAAGTGTTGTATCAATTAATGAGACTGCGTGATAAAAACACACCTGTACCAGATGACAAATATGTTTATCATCCAACAAGTAAATCAAAAGATCAAAAAACAAAAGCAGATATATTAAATGCAGTGTCAAAAACTGTCACTTTTGGCAATAAAACCATTTTGCCTTTTTCAAATAATATGATGAGTGCTGTTACAGATCCAGAGCAATATGCTCGTATGGTATACACGAACGCAATGATGCCAAAAACAGAATATCAGGCTGACCCATTAGCTGGCAGTAAAGGACGTGGAACAGGTGGTAAGGCAACTCCTTTAAAATGATGACAGATGAACATGTACGAAAATTACCTAATGGTGCAATAGTAAAATTGTGTCAGGGTAAAAATGCTAGTGGTAAACGTTGTGGCGTTACGGTTGTAAAAGGACGTGATTATTGTAAACATCATGGTGGTAAATCGTTGGAAGGTGTTGATTCTCCAGCATTTAAAACTGGATTATGGTCAAAACAACGACGTAGATTTGCATCAGTTGCACCAAAATTGTTGCAACGAATTGATGAATTAAGAGAAGATCCAGATCTATTTAGCTTAAAAGACGACGCTGCGTATTTAACAGCGTTGATGGATCAACGTGCAGAAGCAGCAAGTCACGGAATATCTGTCGAACATTACGAAGCAATCAAAGACCAAATGAATGTATGTAAAGCAACAGTAGGCACTGATGAATTTGGCAAAGCATTTAAAACACTCGGAAAAATGGTCGATGAAGGTATTGACACATATCGTGCAAGTCAAGATGTTGTTGCGTTAATTGACAAACGAACCGACATAGTAGAAGCCGAAGCACGTATGTTGCATACAAAGGCATATACGTTAGAGGTAGATCAAGCTTATAGTTTGGCAATGCAAATCTTAAAGATAGTTAAGGATACTGTGCATGACGCAGGGCAATTACAAGCTATTAAGTTGGGTTTTGGAAAGTTGCTACGACAATATCAGCAAGATGACGACATACAGGATGCAGAAATAATAAATGAAGAATCAAATATCGACACGGTCAACACCGAGAGCATTTAGAAAATTTGTCAAACCTACTAAGCCATTAACTGTTGCATTACTGGAGGCATTGCAGTCCGAAATAGATCAAGCTATTGAATTAGGCGATTTTGACAGCGGTTTAGCAACAGCACTTCCCGGACATGAAATGCATTATGAGGACTGGTTGCGTGTGTATGCTCCACATGCTGCGTCATCCACATTGGCAGAACACCATCATCGTGCATGGCAATGGGCGGAAGATATTGCGCCGGGTAAATTTGGACCAGCATTAATTGAATGTTGGTTTCGTGGTGGCGGTAAATCGACAACAATGGAACTTATTGTTAGCCGTCTTGCAGTAAAAGCTACGCGTCGTTTTGCTGTTTATGTGTGCGCTACACAAGACATGACCGATAGACACGTGCAAGATATTGCTACCGCTATGGAGCGTTGCGGTATAGAGCGAGCCGTTAACAAATATGGTTTCTCAAAAGGCTGGAGCGCGTCAAAATTGCGCACGGCTAATGGTTTTAATGTGTTAGCATTTGGATTGGACACTGGTGCTCGTGGTGTTAAATTAGATCATTTGCGCCCTGACATGATTATTCTTGACGACATTGATGAACTGGATGATTCTGTTAACGGTGTAGATAAAAAAATACGCACAATCACACAAACTATTTTGCCAGCCAAAAGTACAGACTGTGCTGTTGTTTTTGTGCAAAACAGAATTCATGCTAACTCGGTGATGTCACAAGTACTAAGTGGTGATTTGGATATGTTACAAGACCGTATTCAATCTCCAATTGTTCCAGCTATACAAGATCTGGAATATACAACGTATGAACGTGACGACGGACGCATGGGATACAGGATTACTGGTGGCACACCAACATGGCAACATAAAACACTAGAAGTATGCCAACATGAAATTGACACATATGGTCTCTTATCATTTTTGCGAGAATGCCAACACGAGGTTGGTGTAGGTGGATTATTCTTTCCTGATTTTAGAGAATATAACTCCGACGGAAAGC